AGAAGAACCAAAATTGATTGAAACTGCTATTGGAAAGAAGACACCAGCAGAAATAAAACAGATAGTAAACAAGCCGATAACATCAGTAGAAAGAAAATTCCTTGCTCCAGAAATAAAGGCAACAAAGGAAGTAATGGAAGGTACGAAGAATACTCCTGGTCTTACCGATGCTATGAGAAAGCAAGCATTGACAGTCATTCAGAAAGTAATCATCGGAGCACACAGAGGAATTGATATTACAGATCCGCCTAGTGAAAGCTTTGTCGGTGATATGAGAGATGCATTACTTACATTGCAGAAAATGAAAGTATTTACTAAGAACGGTCTTTTTACTGCTTATGCGAGAACAACAATGACAGGCAAGCAGGTCAATGCCGTAAAGAAGATATTGAAGAAGGCACACGAGTTGCATATGGTACAGATAGTAGCAGAAGGGTTTTCACCAGAAGCAGTATTCCACATTCCAGTCGGATTTGATGCAGATTTGGTTGGAGGTCTTGCAGAAAATATTGGAAAGCAGACTTGGTACAGAGCCACCGTATCTACTACTACAACGAAGGACTTCTTACAAGCAGGAAAAGAGTTCAGATATATGTCTCCGACAAATGCATTGGCATCAGAGTGGGGCAATGAAGTAAAGAAAGTTGAAGTAGATTGGGGTAAAATAGTTGCTGATGACGGTTGGATTCGTCTTGAAAGCGGACCGAGAAAGGGATGGATCTATAGCGTAAATACAGGAGAAATGGTTGACGTTAGAGACCTCAACATAGCGAAAGTACATCCAGATAAAAAGATAGTAGGCGTATGGGGAGGAGACTATTTAGGATTTGCGGTAGACAAGGAGTATTTTACGATAGCAGAATAGGAGGTGTTATGGTATTACCAATTTTGCAATGTGGCACTTGTAAGTTCCATCTGAGGGAGTATACTACCGATGAGAATTTTCCAGGTATATCCATCTGCGACCAGTATCCAGATGGTACTCCAGATGAAGTAATGGAAGCAACTGCTGACTGTCCAAAATATGAGGAGAAGTAAATGTATTACATATACGATGAGTTTGGATTTAAGGGTGATTTCGGATCACTACTTACGGTAGTAGAATTTGATACCGTAGCAAAGGATTTTGAACTCGATGCTTTACAGCAATTTCTTGATGATGGTTATTCTTTAGACATCGAAGGAGTAAAAAGGGATTTGTCTACTTTGGATTTTAGATTTTCAGAATTAGAAGATGTCAAAGGAAATTTACTTACCATAATGGATGATTGCAAGGGGATGATAATACTATCCAACGGAGGTGAGAATCCATCATGATGGTACGGGTAGAAAAAAACGATAAAGTCGGTACTGTAAGTTTCAACTACAAGACGAAAGAACTGATAGTCGATTTTCCAGATGCCGTTATCAAGAGGCAGATAGAAAAGTACTTTAATACTGAACTCGAATTTTACATACCAGAAAGTCCCATCATTGATGACTATCGGAAAGACGTAGTAAAGCCTGTTTCTGGATTGATTTATATGGAACTCGCTTTGGTCGAAATTAATGCAAGGGAAGGTGTCTGGGTTGATTGGGAGTCAATGACTGGTGGAACTGACGACGTTGATTTGGACGAAGTAAAAAGGGTTGAAGGCTATACGTAGGCGAAGTAAAAACATCTTGACTTTATACGGATTTTGATGATATTAGGTACAAAATGTAGTACTATTTACTTTCTAACCTAAAAGGAGGTTGAAATGTAAAGTAAATGTAGTTTTATTAATTACTTAAAGCTCGGATGAGCAACTAGTACTAGGTCTGGATAGACCGACGAAAGGAGGCGGATGCCATGAAACTGAAGTTCGATGAAAATGGAAACCCTGTAATTATTGAAAAGGAAGGATTGTACTACCCAGTTTACGAGGACGAAGACGGAAAAGAAATTGAAGCAGACGTTCCTCAGATGTATTCTAAAATCGTAGAACTCGGCTCTGAAGCAAAGCAGAGAAGAGAAAAGTACAAAGAACTTGAGAACAAGTTCAAAGTATTTGCAGATATAGAAGACATCGAGGAGTGGAAGACGGCAGCCGAGAAAGCAATGGAGACCGTCAAAAACTTCAATGATAAACAACTAGTTGATGCTGGCAAAGTAGATGAAATCAAGAAGCAGATGAAAGAAGTACACAAAGAAGAAATTGACAACATCAATAATTCTCATAAGGCGAAGTATGTCGAATATGAGAACCAGTTGAAAGACAAAGAAGATAAGATATACCACTTGATGGTATCATCAAAATTCGCTCAGTCTCCTCTCTTTTCTGGAAAAGATCCTGTAAGTACTCTGCCCCCTGAAATAGCCGAAACGTACTTCGGTAAAAATTTTAAGGTAGAAGAAGGTAACAACGGTGACCTCAGAGTTACAGGATACGTAAACGGTAATCCTATTTATTCTAGGAAGAATCCTGGTGAACTTGCGGACTTTGACGAAGCTTTGGAAGCAGTAGTTGATGCATACCCTTTGAAGGATAGAATACTTCGTTCTTCTGGTGCTGGTTCTGGTGCTAGTGGTGGATCAGGAGATGGTGGCAGTAGAGATAAAAGTGGTATTGTAGGACAAATTGAAAAACTACAAACACTGCATAAAAAAGCTATGGAAGAGAAAGATGGCAAGCTCGCTGTTTCCTTAAAAAATCGAATTCATGACCTGAGGAATAGACAAGCCTTGGGAGAAAAGTAAATTCTTTTTTAGGGAGAAATAAAAAATGGCAAATACTAATGCAGCCGCAACAGTTTGGAATTGTCCAAACTATACTGGCGAACTTTTTCTTATTGGGGCAAATCAAACCCCATTCTTGAACATGATTGGTGGACTGCAAGGTGCTTCTATCAGGACGGTAGGTGATTTTCAGTTTCCTCTTGCTCAGCCTTGGGCATTGGAAGCTGCGTCACAGCCTGCTATCACTGAAACGGCATCTTTGACTGCTCCTACACCGTGGACTTATGTACGTGAGCAGGATGTAAATACTTGTCAGATTTGGCAGAGACAAGTAAGCGTATCTAACGCCAAGCAGTCTGTTACTGGTCAGGTTACTGCCGATGATACTACTGGATTGATAGACATCAGTGATGACCAGCCCGTTCAAAACGAGAGAGACTTTCAGATTATGGCTCATATGAGACAGCTCTCTCTCAACATTGACTATACTTTCCTTAATGGTGCATATCAGCAAGCAACAGATGCTGGTACTGCTGCAAAGACAAGAGGTATTATTACTGCTTGTACTACTAATACTGTTGCAGCAGCCGCTGCCACTCTCAGCAAACCCTTGATTGACCAGCTTCTGCGGACAATGGCAGGAAATGGTTCAGAATTTGTAAATCCTGTAGTATTCTGCAATGCTTTCCAGAAGCAGAGGATTTCTGACATCTACGGTTATGCACCAGAAGACAGAAACGTTGGTGGTTACAATATCAAACAAGTCGAAACAGACTTTGCTATACTTGGTATTGTATGGGCTCCTAACGTTCCTGCAGCAACTTTACTTATTGCTGACCTTTCTGTGTGTGCTCCAGTTTTTCTACCTGTTCCTGAGAAGGGAGTACTTTTCTATGAAGAACTCTCCAAGACTGGTGCATCTGAAAAAGGACAAATTTATGGTCAAATCGGACTCGACTATGGCCCCGAAGAGTATCATGGAACTATCACCAATCTGGCTACGTCTTAGTAGTGCCTCCAGATATAACTACACTTTTTAGTGAAAGGAGGATAACATGCCAGACGGAAGATGGATTGATGATAAAAGAAACAGGGAGACCTTGGAAGATCATCCTGCTCTTCATCCTCAGATGAGGACGATGATTCGTGACTTGAATGACGATGTAAGTTGGTCTTCTTCTAGTTCGAGCTCTTCAAGTAGTTCTAGCTCTAGTTCTAGTTCTAGTTTAAGTTCAAGTTCTAGTGCTAGTTCGTAACGTTTTTTAATTTATAGAGAGGTTAATCATGGCACTAAAGAAAGTAACGAACCTCGAGCAAATTTCTCCTAAGAAGATTGCAAAAAAGGCTACAAAGAAAGTTCCAAAGAAACTAGTAAAAAAGACGAAGCCTGATGTAGTAAAAGAGAAGAAGCTGGAGAAGTTCATCTTTGTTAAAGGCCCACATCCAACAGTATTTTGGGATGCTAAGAACAATAGGGTCTTAGCCGAATTTGTCAATGGTATATTTACTACTACCGATAGTAGGGTAGCAGGTATTTTGAGGGAGTATGGATACAAAGAAAAGAAGGATTATCCACACGGTCCTCCTGAGAGGGGTTTCAAAGAAATTCCTTCTCCTGATGCCACAGGCAGACCAGATGACCTTAATTTAGGCGGAGAAGGTCCTGCACTTCAACCAGATTTGGAAGTAGAGGAGGATTAGTATTCGCCTTTTGGAGTAAATTAAAATGGCGGAGTACTGTAGTGAAGACGATTTGGTCTTGATTAGACCTGATGTTATGGATTTGGGTATTAAGGACTGGTCAAGTCAGATCGAAGAGGCTGGTTTGGTCATTGATAGGATTGTAGAAGTAGAATGGTACCGCAGAATAGCAGAAGAAAACGATATAGATTGGAGAGTAACGCCTTTCGATAGAGATTTACTTCTTAATGCTGACGACCAACTTACTCGGTTAGGGTGTTATAAAACACTTGAACTTATTTTCATGTACCTTATGAAGCACAACCTTGAAGATGTGTATGACAAGGAACGATTACTATTCAGAGGTTTGTATGCTGAAGAGCTAGAGGATGTTATGAAGTTCGGTCTCGATTACGACTGGGACGAAAGTGGTGCAATAACATCTGATGAAAGTATAGTTCCGAGAGTACGCAGGTTGGTTAGAGTATAGCGGTGCCTGTAAAGGTTACATATACACAATTAGTTCGTGATTTTGAAAATATATCTCTTGGTATAAGTCAAGCTCGTTCTATACTAGGAGAGATAGGTAAGTATTTAGAAGCAAGCATCTTATTAAGAACAAGTAAAGGAATAGATGCTGAAGGTGTGCCTTTTGAGGGATACCGTTCCTTGACCTATAAGGAATTGCGTAGAAGTAGAGGGTTGCCGACAAACATAGTAGACTTGTACTTCGGTGGGTCTATGCTTGGAGCCCTTACATTTGAAGCTACCGCTCAACAAGCGAGAGTATACTTCATGAATACTGTCCATGTTGATGTATTCAGAGGCACAGCCGACAATAAGACAAATGCTGAATTAGCTTACTACAATGACCAGATCCGCCCTTTCTTCTCCATATCCGCCAGAGAATCTGAAGAGATTATTCGCATGTTCGGTGATTACGTGTTTAGTCTCATGGAAGAATAGGAAATGGCTGAAGACAGCAAGCGTGAGCAAATCATCCAGTATTGGGTAGATAAGTTCAAATCTGATGATACGGTAAGAACTGCCAGGTTTAATACTGTCAAGAGGATGAAGCCAAGCCTCGCAGAACTCGGCAATTTTACTGGTCCTCAACTTCCCCTATTAGCAGTAGTCGCTAAGTTACCCGTACCAGTCAAGCATATACAGACAAGAGAGCCAGGAGGTAGGGATTCTTTTATTTCCAATTTGGAAGTAGAATTCATTGCCTATGCATCTGACAATTTGAATCCTGATACTCTCATATCTGACATTGCTGATGACATATGGGTAGTACTTTATGGTGATACTACTAGCGGAGATGCTCCAAATAGTTTGACTACTGGATTGGATGTGCTACCAGAACCAAACGTAGCATACTTTGCTCCTTACATTGCTGTCAAGTTAGTCTGTACGTTTCAATACTACC